CTGATTTGGATCGGCAAAGACCCGATGCTGATGTACAACAACGTACCTCGTTTCGTGCTTATCAGCGAGTTGCAAATCCGGCTCAACCCCGCCAAGTTTGAATATGCGCCAGGCAAATTCCTCAACCCGGCTATCGACCGCGAAATCAAGTGCCTCGTTTGGATGGCTAATGACTCGCGCATCGTGCGGCTTGAGGAACTCGGGTACGCGCACGACGAGTTTGGTTACAACGTTGCGCAATTCTCGAACGACCAAATTCGCTTCATCAACTTCGGCCTGGCCGAGGTGCTCGGACCGCTCCAGGATACCATCACCTGGTTCATTAACGCCCGCATCACCTCTGTTCGTAAGGTCATCTCCAACCGATTGGTTGTCGATCCGTCCGGTATCGAGGTCAAGGATTTGCAAGACCGCAACCCAGTCATCCGCCTGAAGAAGACTATGGCCGGCACGGGTGTTGATCGTTACATCCAACAGCTTAAAGTCCAGGATGTCACCCAAACACATCTTAACGATTGTTCTTATCTTACTAAGTATGGCCAAGAGGCCACCGGCATCACCGATACTGTACTCGGCCAATTTGCCGGCGGACGTCGTTCGGCTACGGAAGCCCGTCAGGTTGCGCCAGCCGCAGCCGGCCGGTTGTTGCTGACCGCTCACGGCATTTGGGACTCGGCGCTGCTGCCGATGGGACAGAAGCTGCTGTCTAACTTGCGCCAGGGTCTTGACGAGCCTACCCTTGTCAAGGTCGTCGGGCCGATGCGGGTCATGATGAACCCGTTGGTCATGCAGGGCGCCCAGAACTTCCTCAATGTCACCAAGGAAGACCTTGTGGGCAACTATGACTTCTTGGTGTTTGATGGCACTCTGCCGACCGAACGAAACGCGCTGGCGTTGACCCTCCAAGAACTCTTGGTCGCTATGGCCAAAGACCCGAAGCTGGTCCTGGTGTTCAAAAAAGACCCAACTCTCATCCTCAATGAAATCCTCGACCTCCGCGGAGTCCGCAACGCAGAACGATTTGACCTCACCCCACAACGCGCACAGGAGCTTATGCTACTGGCTGCAGGACTCGCAAACCCGGCAATGGCTGGAGGACCTGGAGGCGCTGGCGGCGTCCCTCAACAAGCTGGTGCTGGAGCGGGTCCCGGCGTCCAGGGAACAGGAAATGCTCCGCGAGCAGTCAATCGGGGAAATACGCGGCCTGCGAACGCTGGCTCGAATGGCCCAGTTGCGCAAGGAGGAACTGGAGGAGGAAATCCAGCGCCTGGGACCGACCGGGGAACCCAGCAGTAATAGTTAATTTTCCGTATGCACATCCGATACATTCTTCGAAGCCCAGACGCCGAGGGCAATTCCGGCGGAGGTCAAGGGTCGAATCCGTTCGCCCCTTCTAGCGGGTCGGTGGACTCGGCGCCACCGTCGACGCCAACGTCTACGCCTGATTCCAGTCCAGCGCCTTCCAGCCAGCAAGTGTCGACGCCCAGCTCGGTTCCGACGAGTCAGACGGCTACGCGGACCGCCGCGACTACGCCTGCGACTACGCCGACCCAGCAGCCTCCGATTATCGGTATGTCCCAGGAGCAGCTCCAGCAACTCCTCGCGGCCCAGCGTCAGGCGTCTGCGCCAGCTCCGCAGAAGCAGGAAATGTCGGATGAGCAGTTTAAGCAGACGTTCAACATTTACGAAGCTAACGAACGGGCGTTCGAGGAGACTTTCGGGGTCAAGCCAACGCCTGCCCAGTTGACTTCTTACAATCAGCACCTTCAGGCTGTAGCCAAGCAGGCGGTGACGATCAATCGTTACCTGATGGACCAGAAGCTGTCGGAGATCCGTAACCAGATCCAGCCCGTACAGCAAACCATCGAGCAGCAGAAGGCTCAGCAGTATTTCAACGAGTTCACGACCGAGTATCCAGGCCTCAAGGACTACGGCCCACTCCTCAAGGAGATCACCGACGCCGCCCAGGCGCGTGGGATGCGGTTCAACTCGGTTGGTGAAGCCAAAACTTTCGTCGCGGCACAGGCGGCTAAACTCCTCGGTAAGCAAGTCAACGACTTCAAGGTCGCTGGCGTGCCTGCCGCGGGCAACAACAACCAGACCACGCCACAGCAGTCTGGTATTCGGTCAATGTCCACCACATCAATGGGAGGGCGAAGTGGAGTATCGGGTGGTGCCGCACCTACACAATCCACAGCCGAGCGGCTTTTCTCTGGACAAGCCACCTAACCAAACGCTGTGATTTAACTCAGAACTACAATGGCCATTCTTGGTCTTATTAGCTCCGAATCGTTTGCTTCGCAACGGTTCAAGAACGTGCGCCGGTCGGTGTTTTATTTCTACCCGAACGGTGCTGCTCCCCTCATGGGTCTCCTCTCTCTGATGAAGGAAGAGGTCACGAACGATCCTGAGTTCCACTGGTACGAGAAGCGCCTGCAGCCGCAGCGCACGACGACCGCCGCTATCACCGGCAATGTCGTGTTCTACAGCACGGTCTCCTCGGACTTCGGTACCTGGACCGCCGCTGGCGCGAACTTCACGCCCACGGCTGGCACCCAGTACGGTGTCAAGGTCAACGCCAATGTCAACGGCGGCACGACGAACTTCCGCGTCGGTCACGTGATCAAGTACTATGCCGTTGACTCCACCCTCGGCCTGGTGTCTCTGATCGGCCGTGTGACCTACGTTGACGCCGCCAACAACCGCCTCGCCTTTGTGGCTGTGCAGACCTCGGCTAACGCCGTGACCTACAACAGCGCTTCTGGCGTCGGCGTTGAGGTGCTGATCGTCGGTTCCGCCTTCGCGGAAGGTAACGTTGGTTCTTCCTACAACACCTACAACCTGCCGATCGAAATCTACAACTACACGCAGATCTTCCGCACCGCGTTCCAGATCACTGGCACGGCGTTGAAGACCAGCGCAAAGTACGACGAGACTGGCCCTTACAAGGACCAGGCCAAGGAGGCTTCGGTCAACCACATGATCGAGATGGAGAAAGGTTTCATCTTCGGTCAGTCCCTGCTGAATAACACGGGCGGCTCGATCACTCGCTACACCGGCGGCGTGATCTGGTTCCTCCAGCAGTGGCAGGCGGCTTATTCCCAGTATCGTGGTGGTGACGGCGTTTCGGTCGGTCCTGCCGCCGTGACCCTCGACACCGACGATGACTGCCGCATCATCACCAACTCCAATAACTACATCACGGAGAAGCTGTATGATGGTTACCTGGAGCGCGTGTTCCGCGTTACCAACAACAAGGCCAACGAAAAGCTGGTCCTGTGCGGTTCGGGCTTCCTCAACGTCATCAACCAGCTCTACAAGAGCCGTGCGGTGCTGATGAGCGACCTGCCCCTGACTGATACGTACGGTATGAATGTCGTGGCTCACCAGACTCCGTTTGGTAAGATCTACTACAAGTCGCACCCGCTGTTCAGCCAGAACCCGATCCTGCGCTACAACGCGCTGTTCCTGGACGTTCTGAACTTCCGCTATCGCTACATGAACGGTCGCGACACGGAGCTCCTCACGATGCGCCAGCCGAACAACGCGGACTACCGCGAGGACGAGTGGCTCACGGAGTCCGGTCTCGAACTCGAGTTCCCGGAGTCCAACATGTACCTCCAGAACGTTCTCGACTACCGTTAACCTATGGCCGCCGTTGCTGCTTCTGCGGTGACGTTGATCTCGAATGACCTTATCGGATCTGCTTCCGGTAAGGTCATCGCTACCAAACGTCGCTTTGCCATCGTCCTGTCTTCTCAGGGCGCTACTGCCGGTGACATTTCAGACAGCCTGCTCGGATACGCGTCCGGGCGAATCCTGTCTGTATTTGCCTACCGTTTCATCAAGGCCGGTCCCGCCGATGCTAACGTCAATGTTACCACCGACGGTTCCAGTATCTACACCTTCACTGCGGTCGACGGCACCACTGCCGCCGCCAATGTGACTGGTACCCTGTACATCCAAGTTGAAGGAGATTCCGTCTAACCATGAAAGTTCCTGACCTGCGTAACATGGAAGTGACCACCAAGAGTGGTTCTCACGTCTGCGATACCAACCAGCTCCGCGGCGAGGCTAATGACTCGCTGTCCGGCACGAACGTCCTGAAGCAGTACACCACCTCTGGTGACGCTGCCCCGGGCAAGGGTGGTGGTATGCCGAACTACGGCTCTGGTAACTAAAAGTTACTAACCTGCCCCTGGGTGTGCATCAATAACTGATACACACCTGGGGGCTTTCCCTTTCTCCCTATGGCGTATTCGAGCTACATTCAAGCGATGGTCGACCGGGTGTTGAATTACACTGGTCGGGCCGCGGCTACGTTCCAGCCTGGAACTGTCGACAATGCCTTGGCTGCGATTAACGACTCGCGCCGGCAGGCTCAGCAAGCGTACGACTGGGAGCAGTTGAAGATTATCGGTGCGATCCGGCTGAACGGGTCGTCCGGCGCGCCGTGGGCTTACCCGGCCGCGAATTATGGACCGTATACGAGTGATGCTGGGACGGGCACAACCGGCGCGTTGCGTTTGAAGGCGATTGACATGCTGTTCAATTACTCGAAGGACACCCAGGGTAATATGCAGCCGACCAACAGGATTCTGTTGGATAACAGCCGGTGGTTCAGGCAGTTGCTGCCGACCAACATGGGGTATCCGTTTACTCAGACTTATCCGGCATATCCGCCGTTTTATTACAACACTATCCCGTCGCAGCAGATGTTTGCGTATACCGTTGGTAGTCAGCTGTACGTCAACACCTGCAATGCGTCGTCGTGGTTTATGTTTTTTGGTCAGCAAGCCCTGGCTGACTTGACTGGGTCCGAGACTTCGGATTTCTTCATCGACAATTATCAGTACTGGCTCCTCCTGGCGACCATGCAGAACTTGAATAACTACCTCAAGGAAGATGCGCGGGTTGCGCTGTCGGCGGCGCAAGTCAAAGAAGCCTGGGACAAGGCTACGTTTGATGACGCTAAGAAGGGTTACCAAGGTGATGATTGGACTTCGCTTAACTAATGCCTTCGACTTATCAAACCGTTGTTAGGGTTTCCGAACGCGGGTTTAACCAATCAAAGCAACAGCATTTGATTGAGCCGAATTCGTGTTGGGATTTGCTGAACCTGCATCAGGTTACCGGGCGGCTCGAGCAAACGCCGTGGCTGTATGATTTTCAGTCGTTGACCAAGCTGAGTGGCGAGGTTAGCGATACGCCGACCCGCCTGCTGCGGTTGGTTACCAATACCGCCGGCACCCTCAAGTACCTGGCTATCAATGAGACCAATCCAAGGTACATTGATGTGGCTAACTATGCCACGCAGACGTTGATCCCGGTGGTGTTGCAAACGGCTAAACCGGCCAATGCGACTTTGACGGGCGAGTGTCTGTTGTACGGGATCAATTCTACTGACTTCTCCGCTACGAGTGACTCAATTGATGTCAACATTGATAGCGGTACTACTTTCCGTTGGCGCCGAAATGGAGGCGCATGGAGTGCTAGTCTACCGATTCAGCAAGACACTGCGATCGGCGCCAACGGTCTTCATGTTTCGTTCCAAGGTCAGGGCGATGTGACTGACTTTACGGGGTTCACGGTAGGCAACACTTGGACTTGGACTCGAACAACGATGCCTAGTCCGACGAGCCCCGCGAGCACACAATACTTCGCTTACTCGTCCGACATCTTCGGGACTGACGTTTACGTCGGTGGCGTTGGCCGTAACATCATGCGGGTGCGGAATGATTTCATGACCTCGGTCGGCTATTCGAGAGTTTATGGCAAGCACGTTGCGGTGTTTTTTGGGCACCTATTTGTGAGTCAGTTTGCTCAGGCCCAGACTAGCATCAGTGATCCGTATGTGGCCACCAGCACGCCGTTTACTCTGGGCTGGTCGCACCTCAATAATCCTGATCAGTTCTTCAGCACGCTGATTAACGAGGCTGACGCTAAGATTTTGCCACAGCAGCAGTTCTCCGACCTAGCTTCGCTGGGGATTACCGGGTTGGCCCCGTGGCGGTCTCTGTTGTTTATCTTCATGTCTGACGCTATTTGGAATTTCCAATATGTCGGGCTGCCGAACGTCTTCCAGGCCACCGCGCTAAACAGCAACATCGGGTCAATCTTTCAGTCTGGCGTTGTCCGCACCCCACAGGCCATTTATTTTATCGGTCGTAACGATTTCTACAAAATTGAAGAGTTTGAACCGCTGCCGATTGGCATCAAGGTTCGCAATAAGTTCTTTTCGGAGGTTTGTGAGATCACCGATACGAACTTCCAGCGGACTTTTGGGTTCTACAACACTCTGTCTAAGGAGGTTGTGTGGACCTACTGGGTCAAGATTAGCACTGGTAATTACCAAGTACGCCAGGTGGTTTACAACGAGCAGACTGACGACTGGCATTTCCGTAATATGCCGTGCGCGTATTCGACTTACTCGGATCCGTGGTGTGGTGCTCCGTTGTACAACACCTACGGGCTGGCCGTTTACGGACACACCCAAAAGCTGTATGCCGAACAGGCTGCTGGTGTGACGACTGGCGCGTTGGAGGACACCTATTCAAGTGGCGCCAAGGCGTTTACTCAGCCGTATTTTATCACACCGTATTCGAATTACGGTGACTATTTCCACATCAAGCAGTCCAGTTCGATGTACATAGACGCCGCCTGGACCTCAGGTGGGTATATCACTGTTAGTCGTGACGCCAAGAATTACATCGGCAATGGTGTTGGGACGTACTCCGCGGTCGGCCAGAATTGGACCCAGACGTTGACCGACCAACGCTTGTCCCTGCCGCGCGATCCTTATCGGTCTATTGCTTACAAGTTCACCTTTGCGACTGCTGACGGTTCGCCAGTTTACGGAGCTAACTTCAACCTGTATCAAGAGTTCTTCCTCGGGCCTAACCAGCAAATCGAGAAATAATGGCCTCGTCAGCGTATCTTCTACTGCCGTCAGTTCGAGTCCCGGCTACGTCGGACCCGAAGGCACTAATGGCGTCGACTAATCAGGTGCTGCTGAGTCTCAACACTCAGCTGCAGCAGATTAGCAGTGCGTTTACGCTCACAAAGCCAACCATTACTGCTGATTCCTCGACGGGTGGTATTACCGTTGGTAACATCACCATGGGGTCGAGAAATTACATTCGGGGCGGTGCGGTCGGCTACAATTCCGGCGTAGGTTTTTGGCTCGGCTACGACACCGGCGCTCCGGCTGGTTACAAGTTCTTTGTCGGCTCGTCGGTCGGCAACAAGATGACCTGGGATGGCAGCACGCTGGCAATTACTGGGTCAATCACTGCGACGACTGGCACCATCGGCGGTTGGACCATCGGCAGTAATTACATTCAGGACACCGCCGGAGTCGTTGGTTTGTCCTCGGCGGTCACGGCTGGCGATGATGTGCGGTTTTGGGCTGGTAGCACGACTAAAGCAACCGCCCCGTTTCGAGTCACTGAAGCTGGGTTGTTAACGGCCACTGCGGGTACCATCGGTGGCTGGGCGTTGACGAGTACGCAGATTCTTGGCAGCAGTTTGACGCTGAACTCAGCCGGTGCTATTTATGCTGGTCAGACTGGTTACAATACCGGCACTGGGTTCTGGCTCGGCCTCGACAGCAGTACTCCTAAGTTTTCCATCGGCAACGCGTCGACCAATTATTTCAAATGGGACGGTACGAATGTGTTGGTCCAGGGTGGTGCCAGTCCGAACTATGTTATTATTAATACTACCGGGTTTAGCGTTGGCGTTACCTCTGGCCTTCGTGTGGCTTTGGGGACGTACAGCGGCAACGCGGCTTCTCTAAATTTTTACGGGTCAGCGTCTCCCTCGGTTTCCAGGTTGGGTATCTATTTAAACGGTGGTACTGCCCCGGCTATTGATTTGGCTTACCCGTCAGGAGCTTCGCTGAGTTTGTCAGCAAATAGTGCCGATTTTGCTTTTTCAGGTTCAGCCCCTTTTAATGGGTCTTTTTACTTTAATAGCAGCTTTGGTACTCCAATCTTTTCAATTACTGGTCCTGCTGGTACTTTAAGTACCGGTCCTTACATTAGCATTACTAACTCCACGAATAGCAAGTCTTCTAGTATGGCTGGTGACGGTTTTCGGGCCACCGACGGCTCGTCCGCGGTACCGGCCTATTCGTTTACGTCCGACACCGATACAGGTTGGAAATGGGCAGGGTCTGGCGACATGCGGGCTGTTTGCAACGCGGCGGAGGTTTTTGTTATTAGGTCAGCCGCTGTTGTCTGCTTGCAACCGCTAAAGCTTAACAATAATTATGTCGCCGGCGCCCCCGCGGCCACTGGGTATGTCACCCTTCAAGACGGCGCTGGTAATACTTATAAAGTCTTAGTTGGAACATGAAAGTTATTCGTCTCACAGCTGTTGCCCATGTTATCCACTACTGGGACTTCCTTTCCGCTTCGTTGGCATCAATTAGTGATAAAGTCCGCGAGCCGTACAATGAGGAGTTTGTGCGCAAGACGTTAGTCAATCTGGTCGTTGAGCATGATAAAGCTTGGGTCGGTATAACGGTGGACAATATGGGTATACCTATGGCTTTTGGCTGCGCCCAGGAGTGCACCCCGTTGTTTAGTACTGAACGGTTTTTTGTAGTGCGGTGGTTTTATCACAGCGCCGGTAAGTTTGAAGCAACCATCAATCTTATACAGGGTTTTGAGGAGTGGGCTAAGGCTCACGGGATTTCTCACTACGCAGTCACAACCCGCCGTTCCGCCGGCGAAGCGATTAAGTGCTTCTCAAGCGCACGCTATGGGTTTAAGAAGGCTTTCTTAACTTTCGAAAAGCAATTATCATGACCTACCAACAAGCTGTTGAAATGTTTCGTCGGCAGTATCCTACTGTCGACCCGTATCAAAATAACGATTTGTTCAATCAGTGGTCCGGCTCGACCTTTGGTGCGGGCGGATTTGAAGCTGCTAATTATGTACCGCCTCCTGGGGGAACGACTGGCGTTGAGGTTAACCCGACTGCGGTTAATTTGTTTAGCAACGCTGGTAATGCACTGAATGAGGCAATTAGTGGGGCGACTGTTAATCCCAACACAACCCAAGTTCAGGGCGGGCAACAGTATGGTTCATACACTTCGCAGGGTGGCACGACGACGTCTGGAACTCAAGAGCAGACCGGGTCCAAGACGTCAACTTCCGATGAGACGCAAACTGGTACGACGCTGGCGACTAGCGAGCAGGCCGGGACTACCGCCGGTCAGCAGGCCACTGCGACGACTCAAGAACAGGCTGGTGCGACGACCTCGGATGTTGCGAAGACTGGTACGACTTCTGGCACTACCTCGGTGGTCGACACGCTGGGCCTTGGCGGGCTGCTGCAGGGTCAGGCCGGTGCAGCTACCTCCGCGGACGCCGCGCGTAACGCTTTCTTGCAAGGTTTGGTAACTCAAGG